ACGGACGTGTTTCCTGGTGCATGTCGTAAGTTAGCCAATCTAGTATTTGACCAATCTAACCCTGAGATTGTAGTTGCACGGCCAGGTGTAGGGTCAGCAATTTCATCATTTGCAGGGTTTACCACACCAGGCTTTGTTTCAGTCCAACTCACCATAGGTCAATACATTTTTGGTATGGTAGCCACGGGGCTTACTGCTGGTAAAGACCAACCATTCTGTTACAACATTCAAAGTGGTTCGTTTATTACAATTAGTGGCGTGACTGCGGGTAATTCTGAAGGTAGACCCACATCTCCTTCACAAACTGGCGCATGGACACCACCGACCATTGCAAGTATTGGTTCAAAACTTATCATTACGCACCCTGGATACAGCGGTACAGGTACTAACTTCTTTGGTGTGATTGACATTAGTAACCCATTGGCACCAGCGTATAGCACAATGAACACTACTGGTCATGGGTTACCAAGTGTACCAACGGCAGTAGCTAACTTGAATAATCGTGCGTACTTTGCTTGCGGTAACGTAGCGTATTACAGCGATTCATTAAATCCTACTGTAATGACTAATGCAGGCCAAGCGTTGACATTAGGTGACACTAGCCCAATTACGGCACTTTCAGGTTTGCCAGTGCAAACAACTTCAGCAGGTGTTATTGCTGCGTTAATTGCGTTCAAATCTACACAAATTTGGCAAATTACAGGTGACTCGGCAATTACAGGTTCGTTGTCATTAAACTACTTGTCATTGAACATTGGTTCAGCTTGCCCACGGTCAGTAGTTCCATCACCACTAGGCACATTCTTTGCTGGTCCTGACTCAGCGTATCTTGTTAATGCGTTTGGTGCAGTAATGCCAGTCACCTATCAAGATGGTTATGGGTCAACACCTGATATTAGACAGCCGTTTGGTAATATTACTGAACCTACGCGAGTTGCGGCCGCATTTGCAGGTAACATTTATCGCATTTGCATCCCTACAATTGTCGATGGTGTGGCTGGCACGTATGATTATTGGTTTGATACCCGTAAGAAGCGGTGGAATGGCCCACATTCTTTTGTATACGACTGTGCATCGTCAGCAGGCAACTATTTTATTGTGTCGGGCTATGGTAGTGGGGCTAATCTATTTAGTAGTATGGTTTACCCAATGGCATCCACAACTTATAAAGACAACGGTGCATCGTATAACGTTGAGCTTAAATCAGCGCAATTCCCTAAAACCCAAGACATGATGATGAAGCAGGTTGTGGAGTCCACGATTGAGCTTTCATCTATTGGGGCGGCCACAACATACGCGATTACGGCTTATGACGACAAAGGTAACTATATCAATGGTACAAATGTCAACACAACGCCTACTGGTAACTTATGGGGCAATAACACTTGGGGTGACGGTTCAACTTGGCAAACGTCAACAATTTCACCAAGAACATACCAAGTAAACTGGACAATNCCTTTAGTGTTCAATAAACTAGCAATTGACGTACTTGCACCAGCAAGCACAGCTATTGCAATTGGTACGTTCTTTGCACGGTATCAAAATACTGGGTACTTATTACAGGCTTGAGGTAGATTATGATTATCAATTCATTCCCAACAGTTCTTCAGAACGGTACCGTCGAAGATGCTACCCAAGTGATGACGCTATTTAGCTGGATTCAAGCGCAAGTTAACGGTAATGCCTGTGGTTCAACAACTGGTAATGGTATCTTAAAAGGTGATGGGTCAGGTAACACATTGCAAGCTACCGCTGGTGTGGACTACGTATCGGGCTTACAGCTTCAAAATTCAACACTAACATTCCTAACCTCAGTTGCNGGTACAAACGTTATCACTGGCAATTTAACACCAGCAATTGCATCATACGTAGCTGGTCAGATGTTTAGCTTCTTATCAGCAGGTGCTAATACTGGGGCAGTGACATTAAATATTAACGGTGTCGGTGCTATAGCCGTAACTAAACTAGGTAGCACAGCATTAGCTGCTGGCGACATTCCTGCAAACACCATTATTATTGTTCAATACGATGGGTCAGAATTCCAATTAGTAGCACCTGCGGCATTAAGCTCATTAGGCTCAATGGCTTTCCAAAATGCAAATAGTGTGAATATTACGGGGGGCACAATTGCAGGTACGTTTACTGGTCCACTTACTGGCAACGTTACAGGTAATGTCAGCGGTTCGTCAGGTTCATGTACAGGTAATGCTGCTACAGCCACGTTATCAACCGATAGTACTAATGCTATTGGCTACAATCAAACATGGACTGTATTTAATAGCACAACCAGAGCTTTTGGCACTACTTATACCAATTCAACAGGCAAGCCTATTTGCGTTATAGTAAGTTCTAGCAATGGTTATGGTTTAACTGCTTATGTGAATGGAGTAGCTATAGGTAGTACCTCATCTGGAAATAGTGCAGTAGCTTTAGGAATGAGCTGGATTGTCCCTAATGGTTCTACATATTCACTTTCAAGTTCTGCTACTTGGCAGGGCTGGTCAGAATTACGCTAAGGATAAATGATGGAATATTTTAAATCACTAACGGGCGAAGTTTATGGCTACGACCCTTTAACACAGCAAGATTTAATCGACCAAGCTATCGCTAATGGTTGGCAAGATGTGACTGGCTCATGGCCACCTGCACCGCAACCACCAACTGCTGATGACAATAAAGAATACGCCAAAGCTCGTTTAGCTGAAACGGACTGGTCTGAAATTCCTAGTGTGAACGATGCTTCAGTTTCACCTCATTTAGATAATGGTGCAGCGTTTGTTACGTATCGCAATATTATTCGTTCGATTGTCGTTAACCCTGTAGCGGGTGACATTGTGTGGCCAGTACAACCTAATGCCCAATGGAGTAACTAAGATGGAACACGACCACGTTAAAAACGCTATTGATATTGGGGCGTTGGCTGGCCTAGTCGGAGTACTAACAGGACTTTTGCCGATAATCACAACATGGCTATCGTTCGTTTGGGTGTGTATTAGACTTTACGAAGTGTGTATTAGACTTTACGAAACTAAAACCATGCAACGTTTAATTCATGGTAAACAAGATGACACAACTAACTCCTCACTTTAGTCTTGACGAGCTGACACGCTCAGATACAGCGGTGCGCTTAGGTATCGACAACACACCATCGCCTGAGATTGTGGCTAACTTGCAAATGCTTGCTTATGGCTTAGAAAAAGTACGTTTCTTACTCGGTTTACTTAACCGTCGCATTATTATCAGCTCAGGCTACCGTTGCTCAGCGTTAAATAAAGCACTTCACGGTGCTGAGAATTCAGCGCACATGTACGGTTACGCTGCCGACTTTATTTGTCCTGACTTTGGTACACCGCTAGACATTGTTAAAAAGATTGCAGCTTCAGATATTAAGTTCGACCAAATTATTCAAGAGGGTACATGGGTGCATATCTCATTCGACCCTAAGATGCGTAGACAAGTATTAACTGCACATTTTAACAACGGTGTAGCTAGCTACACGATAGGGGGTGTGATGTGAAAAAGCTACTAGTATTACTGCTAGTTACCCTTCCAGTGTTTGCAGGAACGCTACCTAACGCATCAATCACAACGGGTGAGGTTCGTACATCAAGTAAACAAGATATTTGCTCTACCGCGACTTCTACCGTGCGTAACGTGCCTGAGTCTGAAAAGAAAGCCGTATATAAAGCGTATAATCTTACGAACTATAGAACAGCTTGTGCTCAAGGTATGGAAGTCGACCACCTAATTTCATTAGAGCTTGGTGGCAGTAACGACATTAAAAACTTGTGGCCACAATCTTATTGCGGTCAATGGTCAGCACATGACAAGGATAAGCTTGAAAATGAATTGCATCGTCAGGTGTGTGCTGGCAAGATGACGGTACCTGATGCTCAAACTTGTATTGCTTCAAACTGGATTACTTGTTATCAAAAGGTGATGAAATGAACAAATTATTAGCAGCGTTAAATATTTTTCGTAAAGGGCAAGTGGTTGCTAACCCTACCGCATGGAAAAATGGTCAAATTACAGGCTCAGTACTTGCGGGGTTTTTTGCAGCACTTATTGGTGGAGCTAAAGCTTTTGGTTATAACTTACCCGTATCCGATGACCAGCTTCTTGCAATTGGTTCTGGTATCGTTGCTATTGTCGGGTTGCTCATTAACCCAGCAGTTACTATTGCCAGCTCAGACAAAGTTGGACTGCCAGCCAGCAATACAACTAATGAGCAAACAATCTCGCCAATCACAGGACATTAAAGATTGGCTAGATGAAGTAGATGGTGTGATTATTGAAGTTAAATGTACAAATTAAGGAGTAATTAAAATGATTAACAGTTTTCTTATGTCAGCATTGGCGCACTTGGTACAAGCAATTATTGGCTCAGGTGTATTTACAGAAATTGAACGTTTGGTGCAATTAGAATTAAGCACTGATAAAACTGGCCCTGAAAAGCAAGCAGCAGTACAAGCTTCACTTAAAGCAGCTCAAGGTGACTTGGGTAATGCAGTACGTGGTACAGCAGGTTGGGCGTTAAATCTTGGTATCGAAACAGCGGTTGCTGTGGTCAACACTAAGGTAGGTATCCCAGCTACAACATAAGGGGAACGGCATGGCAGTTAAAGTCGCACGACCA